GTTAGACATAGTTATACCTTTAGTTCCTTTGGAGACTATGATGCCTGTGTTGATGGGAATGTTAGGCTTAGGTGCAATGAGAACTTATGAAAAGAAATCAGGGGTGTCTAAGTAATGGCTTACAAGAGACTTACTAAGCAACAGTGGGATAGCCTACCTGCCTACAAGAAGTATCAGATGAGGGCTAGAACTCCTGATTTGTACAACTACTATCAAGATAGGTATGTGACTAAAGCAGAACCTGTTGCACAAAAAAGAACTATTGAAGCTGAAGACGGTATGCTCGGAGGCTTAGACTCTGATATAAAACCTGTAGCGTATGAAGCCCCCGCATTAGCACCACTTACTACAGGTTCTATGGAGCGCAGAAGAATTAGTGACCCAATAGGCTCTGTGGGTAACTCTGGAACTCAACAAGTCCTTACTGAAGCTACACCTTTACCAGAACTTACTACAGGTTCTTCTACGGAAAGTACAAGAGTTGTAGACCCAATAGGATCTGTGGGCAATGCACCTAAAGGTTGGTGGGACGTAGCAGACCCTAAGGCTTTCTTTGGTGTTCAGGGTGAACGTACAGACGAACAGAAAGAGCGAGTACAACAGTTTAGACAAGAGTGGGGAAATGTAAGAGGCGCTGCGGCTGTTAATGGCTTAATAGACGGCACATACACAGCGGATCAACTAAGTCAAAACTGGGGTGCTGAAAACTTAGCTTCAGTTATTAGAGCTGAAACTTTTGAAGTAGGTGAGTTTAACGAAGGTGATAACTTTGGGTCTTACTTACAGTCAGAGTTTGATAATGTATCTAGCTTTATTAATCCAAGCGGTGAAGGCGTAAGAGGTACTCTAGGAACTATAGACACTGCGTTAAACCAAGGCTCAGGAGGCCCTAAAGGAGCTGAAAGAGGCGTTACTGTTACTGCTGGTGACTTAGCTAGTTCTTCTTATATGACTGCTATTCGTTCTGCTGCTGAAACAGCGGGTATTGACATATACGTTGATGGCCCTGCTGGTGGTCAATATGAACTAAACGTAGGCCAGTACAATGATGTACCTTTAGGGTCTTATCATACTGTACGCGAAGCTGATTCACCTTTAGAAATGATCTTTGAAGCTGTACTTAAAGCTGTTGTTGTTAATGTTTTAACAGCAGGTTTAGGCGCAGACTTAGCGTCACTAGGTGAAACTTTAAGCAGTTCAGGCGCAACGGCTACGGCAGCTAGTGCTGCGTCTGGTGCTAATGTGGCTTATGAAACTACTGAGTGGGCTAGAAATGTAGGAGATATTTTAACAGGCATAGGACAAACACTGGAAGCGGGGGGTGCTATATCCTCAGGTGCTGGCTCTGCTGCTAGTGGCGGCTTACCTCCTTACATCATGAATGTTATTAGCGGTACAGACGACTCTATTAGTGCTGTAAAACTATTAACAACTATTGACGATACTATTGATTATTATAATGAAGCTAAAAATGTTTCAGAGACCCCTCCACCAGAAGCCGTCATTCAAGAAGAAGTACCAGAAGACATAATAACAGAAGAAGAAGTATCTTTAGACGCAGACTCAGACCTATTGGGTACTTCAACCGTTGAAGAAACCATAGGTGACGAAGACTTTACTACTGCTCCTTTACCTACTCCAGAAACTGTAGTTGACGAAGTACCTATAGCCGAAATACCTATAGAAATAACAGAACCTGAAGTAGAGATAGAAGTAGATCCTTTTCTCCCAGAACAACCCGTAGAAGCAGTTGATGAATCAGCGCCTGACGGTGGCGGGGGTGGCGCTGAAAGCGGAGGCGCTAGTACCGCTGCCCCAACTACTCCAACTACTGAAGCTACTCCAACTACTGAAACTTCTGAAACTACTCCAGATACTGAGGTTCCTCCAGCTCGTGGTGAATCAACAAACGTAGGAGACCCAGATAAAGAAGCCACATCATCGCCTGACCCTTTTTGGAAAGTTGAAGACGGTGTTATTTATATTCGTAGTGGGCCTGACGGTTGGCGAAGATGGCTTGGTCCTTTTGGTGACGACCTTAACCCCCCACATCCTATAGGTCTTCCTAGGGAAGACGGTGTTTACGGGGAACATGGGGAAGTTATTAGTGAAGAAACAGTAAATGAAGGACTACCCGCAGAAGGCGAAGAAGACGTTGCTGAAGAAGAAAGCGTTATCGACGTAGGAGGTAATACCCAAGTTGATCCTGCTGTTGTCTTACCTGAGGTAGTTACCCCAGTACCTGAGGTAGTTACCCCAGTACCTGAGGTAGTTACCCCAGTACCTGAGGTAGTTACCCCAGTACCTGAGGTAGTTACCCCAGTACCTGAGGTAGTTACCCCAGTACCTGAGGTAGTTACAGAAACTCCAGAAGCAGTAGACCCTCTTGAAGAAGTTGTTGAAGAAGTCAGCGTCGGAGACATTGTTGATGAAGACGTAGTAGATATAGGAGGCGCTGTAGACGGAGGTGGCGCTGGTACTGACGGAGACGGTGTAGACACTGGTGACGGTGGGGAAGCTGGCGGCGGCGATGATACTGGCGATGGAGACGGTGGTGGCTCTGGTGACGGAGATGGATCTGGCGACGGTGATGGCACTGGGACAGGTACAGGTACTGGTACTGGAGAAGGTGATGGGGATGGTGACGGGGACGGAGACGGAGACGGCTCTGGTGACGGCGACGGTAGCGGTAGCGGTAGTGGAAGTGTACGCTCTGGTGGCGGTGGTATGTTAGGCGGTGGACAGCCCTATATGGGAGGAGTTTCTTATCAGCTTCCCGGTTTTACAGGAGTCCAGTATCAACCAAAAGACTACACTTCTGAACTTGATCGAATCATTAATGAAAGTTTGTTTAAAGGAATGATCTAATGACTTATTTAGATTTAGTTAATAATGTGCTTAGGAGACTACGAGAAACAGAGGTTTCTTCTGTTCAGTCTACTTCCTACAGCAAACTAATCGGAGACCTTGTTAATGACGCTAAGGACCTCGTAGAAACCTCGTGGGACTGGTCTGCACTTAGGACTACCCTTACAATCACTACTACGGCTGACGTATTCAACTACTCTTTAACTGGTAGCCAGAATAACATCAAAGAACTAAACGTGTTAAACGATACGTCAAACTTAATAATGCAGTACCAGACTAACAACTGGTTTGACTCGCAGTTTCTCTTAGGAAACCCTGTCTCTGGTGCACCCATGTACTACACGTACAACGGTGTTGACTCAGACGGTGACACGTTAATCGATGTTTACCCTAAGCCAGACGGAGTTTACTCCTTACGTTTTAACTGTGCGCTACGTAACCCTGACTTAAGTGCTGACACCGACACGCTAAAGATACCTCCTATGCCTGTGACGCACCTTGCTGTAGCTTTTGCTTCACGAGAACGTGGGGAAACAGGTGGCACGTCCAGTACTGAGTACTTCTCAATGGCTAACAAGTACTTGTCCGATGCTATTGCTATGGACGCCGCTAGACACCCCGAAGAAACTATCTTCTACACGCCTTAAGGTACTTATATGGCACAAGAACTCAAAAGTATTAATCTTGTAGCACCTGCGTTCCAAGGCATCAACACTGAGGACGCACCGTTAGCTCAGGACCCTTCCTTTGCTGAAACAGCGGACAACGCTGTTATCGACAAGAGAGGGCGTATTGCAGCACGTAAGGGTCACTTGGTCATCACAACTGATAAGACGCAGCTAGGTAGTGACTTCTTAAGTTCTATCAAGGAGTTCAGGGACGACGCAGGTAACACCGAGATTTTCTCAGTAGGCAACAACAAGATTTTCAGTGGTACAACCACGTTAGCTGATGAGACTCCCGGCAGCTACACAATTACTGCTGATGACTGGAAGATGGTCAACTTTAACGACAGCATCTACTTTTTCCAGCGTGGCTACGAGCCTCTTATTTACAACAACATTGCAACTCTTGACCCCGGCGGCACTAACGGGGACGTGTTGCAACTAAGCACAGTCACAGGTGCAGCCGGTGTTACCTCTAGTATGTACGGGAATGAAGTCCTAGCAGCTTACGGTAGACTCTGGACTGCTGACTTTGCTACGGATAAATCAACTGTTTATTGGTCTGATCTTTTGATTGGCCATGACTGGCTAGGTGGGACCTCTGGTTCCATTAACTTGTCTAAAGTATGGCCTGACGGTCACGACGAAGTTGTAGCACTATCTGCCCATAATAATAAATTAATTATTTTTGGTAAGCGTAGTATCGTAGTTTACGAGGGTGCTGACTCTCCTGCTACTATGGCTTTGTCAGACACAGTAGTAGGTGTAGGCTGCGTAGGCAGAGACACTATACAACACACTGGTGTAGACGTGATATTCTTGTCCCACACAGGCCTAAAGAGCTTCGGAAGAACAATCCAAGAAAAGTCTATGCCACTAAGCAGTTTATCCGGTACAATTACTACAGACATTATTCAGGTACTCAGGGAAGCTAACGAAGTCTACAAGTCTGTGTATCACCCAGAGGAAAACTTCTACTTGCTTACTTTCGTAAACCAGAACATTACCTATTGTTTTGACGTAAGAGGGACACTAGAAAACGGGTCGTACAGAGTGACACGTTGGCCCGGAACTAGCTTTACGTGCTACGAACGAAAGAGTGAAGGGACTTTGCTTATTGGTAGTTCACTAGGTATAGGGCAGTACTCAGGTTTTCAAGACAACGGTGGCTCCTACGGCTTCAAGTACTTTAGCCCAGAGTTGTCTTTTGGAGACCCTTCTAAACTTAAGTTCCTCAAGAAGCTCAGACCGACGATAGTAGGAGGTAGTGGTTTAAACGTGTTTTTAAAGTGGGACTACGACTTCGGCTCTTCTTACAACGCAGCGTTCCTAGCTTTAAAGGACGAAGCAAAGGCTGAGTTCGGCTTAAAAGAAACAGCCGTTGGTGTGCAGTCGGTCAATGAATACACCGTAGCTCAGTTTTCAGACGGTGTTTTGACTTCCAAAGAAGCCATTAACACTAACGGAAGCGGCGGAACTTTGAGTATTGGTATGGAAGCCGACATTAACGGAGAAGAACTCTCTTTACAAGAAATAAACGTACTTGCACTGGTAGGTAAAACAATATGAGTAATTATACTAAACTGACTGACTTTGCCGCCAAAGATACTTTGTCTGCTGGCGATGCTAATAAAATTGTTAGGGGGACTGAGTTTGAAACTGAGTTCGACAACATTGCAACGGCAATAGCCACAAAAGCAAACACGGCTGGACCCACGTTCACAGGGACTGTCACAATTCCTGAGTTGACCTTTACTGGGACACTGGCGACTGGGACGATTAATGGAGGAACTTACTAATGGGTTTTAGTCTTACAGATTTTTTAGCGTCACTTGGGGGAGAAGGAGGCACTGCGGCTAATACTGCTGCTGCTTTAGGTTTAGGGACTGCGGGATTAGCCCTTGCTAACAAAGGGTACGAAGACGTAGGAGCAACTGGCGAACGTGCTTTTTCTGAGTTTTCAGCAGAAGGTGGTCTAGCAGATAAGCTTTCAGGTATGCTGGAGTTTCAACCGTACACTGTTACTTCTGCTACTGGTGGTCAGTTCGGCATGTCACAGGACCCAGAGACGGGTCAAATGTCGTACAACCTCGCTACTTCTCCTGAAGAACAGGCTTTCCAGCAGCAGGCCATGAAAGACGCAGAGATGTACTTTGGGCAAGCAAGGACACCTATAGCGCAACGTGAGCAACAGGTGTACGACCGTATGCTTACGGCTATGTCTCCAGAACAAGAGCGTCAGAGGCTTGCGTTGGAGCAACGTATGGCTTCTCAGGGAAGGCTAGGGGTCTCTACAGCCCAGTTTGGTGGTACTCCAGAGCAACTAGCAATGGCTAAAGCTCAGTCGGAAGCCCAGAACCAAGCCATGTTAAACGCTATGCAGTTTGCAGGACAAGAGCAGCAACGACAATCCCAGTTAGGCACTGGTATGCTGGCTGCTGG